CAAGCCCTAGGTGCGTATTATGAGCCACTTCCAGACCGCGCTAGTTGCCGAAGCTGTGGATGGTGGATGGCGGCTACATGCCCCATTGGTGTATTATAGCGACGTTCTGGGGCGCACCGTTACTGTGCCTGCGGGGTATTGCACTGATCTGGCGAGTGTACCTAAGCTGCTTCGGTGGCTAGTACCCGTAGCAAACGCAAAAAACCGAAAGGCGGCAGTGGTACACGATTATTTATGCACCCACGGAGACGGCGTTGTTAAGAACCAAAAGCAGGCGGACAAGGTGTTTCGAGAAGCCCTGAGCGTACTAGGTCTTGGACGGTTTAAGTCAGGCGCTCTGTACTACCCAGTGCGCACATTTCAGTCTATTAAAGGATGGTTCTCATGAGAGTACTTATTTTAGGTGTTGCGTGCTACGCACTAGCTGCTTGTACCCAGTTGAATAGCTTAGAGATTACACCCGAAGACAACGCTATGGCCTGTTTGAAGGGTAACACTAACGCCGCAGGCGCTTTCCTTGGTGCTAGTGTTTCCGGAATTACGGTTGAGCTTCCTGCCTCTGTGGATACCTCTAACTGGACTGCACAAGACTGGAAAGAATTAGCTGAGCTTTGCGACTAGTGGCCGAAAAACTACTTGAAATGCTCAAGCGCCATGAAGGCGTAAAAAGCCACGTTTACCTGTGTTCTGCCGGATACGAAACTATCGGTGTGGGTAGGAATATCTCGAACACCGGTATGGGCCTGTTCGATGATGAAGTCGATTACCTGCTTGAGAACGACATAGCGCGAGTAATTAAAGAGCTTTCTTTGGAATATCCGTGGTTTACCGACCTTGATGATGTCCGAAAAGATGCTATTATAGACATTAGTTTTAACCTTGGTGCCACTCGACTTCGTGGTTTCAGACTCGCATTAGCTGCCATGGAAGTGGCAGATTATACCCTCGCAGCAAAGGAGTTCCTTGACTCAAAGTGGAGTCGGGACGTTAAAGGCCGCGCACATGAACTCGCATCTATGATCGAGACAGGTGAATACCTATTATGAGGTTAGCGAATGCCCTTAGCGAAATTACAATTCAGACCCGGTGTTAACAAAGAAAACACCAGCTATTCTAACGAAGGCGGTTGGTCGGACTCCGACAAGATCCGGTTCCGATTTGGATTCCCCGAGAAAATAGGCGGTTGGACTAGGCGGTCTAACTACAGCTTTCTTGCGCCCTGTCGCGCCCTTCACTCCTACGTAACCCTGCAAGGCTCGTTGCTCATGGCCGTGGGCACTCGTTTTAAGTTCTATATTAACGAAGGCGGCTTCTACTACGACATTACCCCTATCCGGGCTACCACTGCCGCGGGCGACGTAACGTTTGGCGCGACCAACGGATCCTCTACTATTGACGTTGCGGACACCGGTCATGGGGCGGCTACAGGGGACTTTGTGACGTTTAGCGGTGCAGCCACTCTTGGCGGTCAAATTACCGCAGATGTTCTGAATCAGGAATATCAGATAAACGTCGTGGACGAGAACAACTACACTGTTCAAGCGCGCACTGTATCGACAATCGCAAGCATTACTGTAGATGGCGTGCTTAACCCTACGCCGGTCACGGCCGACGGGTCAGATACCGGTAATGGGGGTGCAGCGGTAGTAGGCGTTTATCAAATAAACTCCGGCCTTGGCGTAGTAGTGTCGGGCACCGGCTGGGGATCCAGCACTTGGGGCCGTGGCACGTGGGGTTCTTCGTCTACACTGAGCACCGTAAACAACGTACGTTTGTGGGGCATAGACAATTTTGGTGAAGACCTTTTGTTTAACGCTCGTGACGGCGGTATTTACTACTGGGACACCAGCGCCAGCGATTACGGCGTAGATAGGGCGGTTGCTTTAGCGGACTTGCCGGGAGCCGATCCGGGCACTCCTACTATTGCCAAACAAGTGCTTGTCAGCGACACGGATCGCCACATCATTGCTTTTGGGTGTGATGCTCAAAACAACGTGGGCGTACAAGATCCATTGTTAATACGCTTCTCGTCGCAAGAATCTTTAACCGATTGGGATGCGGAAGTAACTAATACTGCGGGCGATTTGCGGGTAGGTTCTGGCTCCGAAATTATAGTCGCGGTAGAAACGCGCAACCAAGTCTTGGTGTTTACCGACATCTCGTTGCACTCTATGCAATTTTTAGGGCCGCCCTTTACCTTTGGTCTGGCGCAAGTTGCCGAAAACATCACTATTGCGGGGCCTTCTGCGGTTACTGCGGTGGACGACAAGGTGTTTTGGATGGGCATCGGGGACTTCTACGTCTACACCGGTCAAACACAGAAGCTTCCGTGCCCGGTTAGAGCGTACATTTTTGACGATATCAACAACTCTCAGATAGATCTGACCGTTTGCGCGCTTAACAGCACTTTCTCAGAAGTTTGGTGGTTCTACCCGTCTGCAAGTTCTAACGAGAACGACCGTTATGTGGTCTTCAATTACGTAGAGAACACGTGGGCGGTGGGCACTCTGACTCGAACCGCGTGGCAGGACCGCGGTTTGTTTAACGCCCCGATTGCGGCCTCCACAGACGGTTATCTGTATAACCACGAAACGGGTCAGAACGACGGTAGTACTAATCCTCCTAGCGCTATTACAAGCTACATTGAAAGCAGTCAGATGAGCATAGGCGAAGGCAACAACTTTGTGTTCTTGAGCAAGCTTATTCCTGATCTGACCTTTGAAAACTCTATATCCGACGCGCCTAACGCTACTTTTACGTTGCAGGCCCGTAACTTCCCGGGCGGAGCTTATTTACAGAGTGATAACTCTAGCGTGGTGCAGACAGCCACTACGCCCGTGGAACAGTTTACTGAGCAGACTTTTATACGGTTACGGGGTCGGTCCTTTGCGTTAAAAGTTGAGTCTGATACGACCGATACGCAGTGGCGGCTAGGTACTCCTAGAGTAGATATTAGGCCCGACGGGAGAAGATAATGTCATCTAGACAACTTACCCGTGTCTATTTTCCTAACCCGCCTGCGGAATACCAGCAGGATACGATTGCGGCTATTCAGGAAGCGTATGAGACCCTGATCCGCCAGATACAGAACCCGGGCGATGTGCGGGCTACCGACATAACTTTGACTAACTTGCAAAGCGGCAGTGATCAAGGTCTGGAAGTCGGAGCCGTATACGAGAAAGAGGGGTTTTTGAAGATAACTTTGGCCTATTCCCCGAACGCATTAGGGGTCTCTGGGACAGGTAGCGTAGGGTCTGTTACAGTTAACACACCTTAGATAAGATGCTGTAGAATAGTGCTTTAAGTACTGATAAAATCGGGCAGAGGCCCAGATTAATCGAGGAGCGACTCAATGTCCGAAACGTCCGTATATTCACGCCCCGACCCGTTTGAGGTTCCGGATGGCGGCCTTGCGTCTTTTCTGACCGCAGATATTGGCGATTGGGCCGATGACGACGCACCTTTGCCTAGCAGCGGTGTGGCCTCTGTTAAGCGAATAGCCGATGACCTAGCTAAGTTTGGCCGTTACGAAGATACGTACGTAGTTCACGCCGCGCAAGGCGAGACCGTTATTCCTATGGCCGTGTTTGAAGAAAACCCCCGCCTCAAAGATTCTTTGTTTCGACAGATGCGCTCTATGGGCATTGACCCTGACCGTTACGTTGTAGGCAGTGAGCTAAACTCGATTAATCCCGTAACCGGCCAGCCCGAGTTCTTTCTTAAGAAGCTTGCTCGGGGTCTTAAAAAAGCCGTAAAGGGCGTAATCAAAGTAATTAAGAAAGCCGCGCCTATTATCTTATCCGTTGGTTTAAACTTTATAGCCCCGGGCCTTGGCACTATTGCCGCCGGTGCGCTTGGTAGTGGTATCGGCACATTAGTTCAAGGCGGAAGCCTTAAAGACGCCCTTAAGAGCGCGGCTTTGGGTGGCGCAATTGGCGGGTTGTTTAGCGGCGTGCAGGGCGGAATTCAAGGCGCTAAAGCTGGAACAGGGTTTGGCTCCGGGTTTAAAGAAGGCGTTACTGGCGCACTACCCGGCGCACAAAGCGCCGCACAAAGCGCCGCACAGAACACGATTTCTGACGTAGCTAAAAGCAGCGACATGATGGTTGCGGAACTAGCCGAAACACAGAGTGAATCTATCTTGGCTAGAGCCGCGGGTACGTCGCTAAATGCGTCCGGTGCTCCTGTCACGGCCCAAGAAGCGCTTACTGCGGGTATGCGACAACCTCCGGTTGGAATACCAAGCACTGTTGTCACGGCTGCGGCTCCGGCCCCCGTGGTTACGGGACAGATGGCTAAAAACGAGTTAATTAGTCAACGCGTTATTCCGGGATTCCGAGACAGCGTAAAAGACGCGTTTGCTCCGGGCGGCCGTAACTTTGCCGAAAGCATGAAAGACGCTTTTATTCCAAAACGTTATACGGCTAAAGATTTCTTTTCTTCCCCCGAGGCTTTTGCAAACGCCTCTGCGGCTGCAAAAGAACAAGCCGCCAAGGAGGCGTTAGCGTATAACACCGCCGCTGGAATGGGTCCGGGTATCGGCGGAGCACTTCGTTCTTATGCGCCATTGGTGGCTGCCGGCACTGCGGTGTTAGGCGCTACCGGTGGTTTCAAGGCTCCGGAGTTAGAAACCGAAATGCCTTTTGGCGGCGTAACCGGACAAGATCTTCTGGAACAAAATCCGGAGTTATACCGCAGTGGCCCTCTGAATTATGCTCCACGTGAAACAACTCAAGTGGCGTCAGCGCCCGTTGTTCCGTATACACGTCTAGCCCGTTCTCCTGAAACTCAGGCAGCTATTGCGGCATACCAACCTAGACGCGTCTCTGCCCCAGTAGCGGGTGCGGCGCAAGGTGGAATAATGGACAGCCGAAATTTCCCGCGCCGTAACGGAGCCATAAATGGCCTGGGCACGGGTACTTCTGACGACATTCCCGCAATGCTTTCTGACGGTGAGTTTGTGTTTACTGCAAGAGCCGTAAAGGGAGCCGGAAACGGCGACCGAGAAAAAGGCATACGTAAGATGTATCAAGTAATGAGACAATTCGAGGGAGTCGCGTAATGGCGGTAACAACCCAGATAGTTCAAGAAAATCCACAGATTGAAGCGTATCGTCTTGGTCTTCTTGCCAATGTTCAAGATTTAGTTAGCCAGAGGGTTGGCAATACCGCCGCTCTTCCTCCTGCATACCAAGTAGCGGGACTAAGCGGACTAGAACAATCCGCTATGGCGTTAGGCCAGCAAGGCGTTGGCGCGTTCCAGCCGTACCTTCAAGGCGGCGTGGATCAGGTGCTTGCCGGACAAGGGGCACTGGAAAACTTTGCGTTCCCCACGGTTCAACAGGCTCAACAGTTTTATGCCGAAGCCGGTGATCTTGCGCAGCAAACCCGCGAAGTACCCTACGAGTATCAACGCGCTGCGGGCGAAGCGCTTTTAGGTTCTACGGGCACATACGATCCCTCAATAAACGTTTCGCAGTTCTATAACCCCTACGAAGAACAGGTTATACAGAAAACTCAAGAAGACATTGCCAAGCAGGGCCTGTTGGCTCAAAACCAACAAGCCGCTCAAGCTGTAAGCCAAGGCGCGTTTGGTGGGGCTAGACAAGGCATCATGCAGTCCGAACTGGCGAGCAATATCCTGCAAGAACAAGGCGACGTTGGTGCGCGTATGCGTGCCGCAGGTTTTGAGTCAGCGCGTAGTGCCGCACAACAAGCCTTCGAAGCGACGCAAGCCCGTAGGCAAGCCGCCGGTACGGGCATGGGTGCGCTAGGTCTTCAGTACGGTCAACTAGGTCAGCAAGATGTAAGCCAGTTGATGAACATAGGACAGGGCTTAGGTTCGCTTGGCACACAGGCCGCGGGCATAGCCGGACAAGCCGGTTCGTTAGGCTTGCAGCAAGCAGGTCTTGGTCAGTTGGGCCAGACTCTGACTCAGAACGACATTGCTACTTTGGGTGGCCTTGGTGCTATGGATCGTCAGCAGCAGCAATCCGAACTGGATGCAGTACGTCGGTCCAACATTGAACAAATGGCAGCTCCGTACCAACAGTACGGATTTTTGTCGGACATCTATCGTGGCACGCCAAGCTCGCAAGCCACGGTTACCAGCCAAGCGGTACAACAACCCTCTACTGCACAGCAGGTTCTGGGTTATGGCATCGCGGGCCTCGGCGCAATGACCGGAGCCAGAACAGCAGGGTTAGGATTCTAATATGATGAACATCTATAAGCGCCCACTCTTCCGTCAAGCTGGCGGACCCGCAGCCCCTATGGCCACGGACATGCCGGCTATGGCCGCAATTCCGCCAGAGATGCAAGCTCAAGTCCAGCAGGCAGAGCAATCTGCTGCGGGAGAAATGGAAGGATACGGCCGGGCGTATGTAGAGGAGATGATGACAGGGTTAGACAGCGCCGAGTCTGCGGAAGAGGTTATCAATGCCATCCGCGGAAACTCTCAGCCTATTGATTCTCGTTATGACGAACTAGCGGGTATCGTAGGTATAGAAGACGCGCGCTCTACTCCTGAATCGGTTTTGGCTTTAGTTCAGCCTAGCATAATGATGACCGAGCAAGGCGCTATGGACACCGGCATTGGTGAGCTTATGCAAAGCTTAACCGGTGGCGTGGAAATGGAAGACGAGCAAGGCATGGCTACTCCTATGGGCCAAGGCGTTGGCGAGTTGATGATGGGCGCTTCTGCGGCAGAGCCTATGCCTATGCCGGTTCAGCAGTACTACATGGGAGGCCCTGTTGTAAAAATGCGCCTTGGTGGAGACCCGAATAGCCTCTTAGCTCAAGCTTCGGGCTTTAGCGCGATGACCGACTTTGACCCGAGCGCCGTGCGCCAATCGTACGAGGCCCGCGCGCCTTTGTACGAAGAGCTTTTAGGTGACACCGAAAACCGTCGCAAGCAGGCTCAGTCAAGCCTTTTTTTTGACATCGCCAAGGCAGGATTAAATCTTGCGGGTGGCGTAGACCCAAGCACTGGTCAGTCTATGACCGGAGCGCCTCTTGGCGCTCAGATAGCTCGTGCGGCGTTGCCCGTAGCCGAATCTGCACAGCGCGCAGGCGCAGAAGTAACTGACGCGCAGCGCGGAGCACGCGTCGCGGCCCTTCAGAGTGCGGAAGCAGAACAAGTTGCCCGTCTGGAGCAAGTAGGACGGGAACGCGCAAGTCTTATAGACATAGGCGGACGGAGCGAACTCCAAGGCCAGCAAAATCAATTTATCGCGGGCGAGAGTCAACTTGGTAGAGAGTTTACTCAAGGCGAAAACGAAAGCAATCTTGCCTTCCAAGAGCGCATAGCTAAGCTTGAAATAGGCGCAAGAGAAACTTTGCAAGGAATGAAGGGAGATCAACAAATGAATCAAATCATAACGAGCGGAGAATTGCGCAGCGCTCTGCAAGGTTTGATAGACGAAGGCGCTATGTCTCGTTTGACTGAGCAAGGTGAAATAAGCACGGCTCTAGAGCAGTTGAGCCAAGACGGTCGGTTAAAACTACAAGGCGTAATAGGTGAGCAAGCTTTATCTCAGTTAGAGGCTAGGGCTGCTGCCGAGCGCACGTTATTTGACGCAGAGACAGCTCGTAGGGCTAACGAAATTGAAACGAATTTTGAAAACACTTTAGAAGAAAGGGGTGTTATAAACGGATATCAATTAAAACAGCAAGGGCGTCAGTTAGACTTTGCCCGGGAACAGATGAATCTTTCTTTAGGCGGAACTGGAATGCTTTGGTGGAGGACCCCAAGCGCAGCAGAGTTGGCGGCAGACGTTCAAGGCTTTAACCAAGACTTTAAAACGCGCCAGTCTTTCTTGAACGACCAATGGCAAGGAGTCAATGCACAACTTGCAAGAGATCAATTTGCTTTTGAGCAAATGGGTTTTAATGCAAACATAGCTATGCGACAAGCGCAAATGCAAAATCAAGCGCAGATTGCCGCGTTAGGATCAATGCAGAAATCGCAGTATACCTTTGGTAATAGCATAGAAGGAGTAGCACGAGACATGGTTTCTGACATGATCCTCATGCGTGACTTTGAGCTAGGTAACTTGGACAAAGAAAATCCACAAGCTTTAGCGATGCTTAACACCGCTATTTCGTACTACGCTACGCCTAAAGCACAATATAATCCGGCTACGGGACAGTTTGAACAGCAGAAGCCGGTAATTCCTCGTCAGTTGCAAGACGCTTTGGCGGGTAGACAAGAACGGGGCTTACCTGCTCCGTTTGCTGATGGCGGAGAAGTTCGTAAATATCAAAAAGGTGGTGCCTTAAACTCCGGAAGTGACTGGAATCGTGTAAACGAAATGCTAAATCCTAGCGCGCCTATGACCGAGCAAGACATTGAACTTCCGGGAAGGATTATTCCAGAAACGCCCAATTTAACTCCGGGAGTGGGCTTGAGCACGGTGCTTAATCCGATTAGGTCCGGTATGTCCTATGCCCGTGAATTAGGCATAACGGATCGCGAAGCTCCTTTTTCGGAAATAGCCGACGCTCAAACACAGTTAACTTCTTTGGCTAACGTGACTCAGCGCTTTGTTAGAGAATCAGTGGGTGGAAGGGCGTTAAAGGACGAGGTTGAAGCTCTTGCCGCAGAACTGGCAAAGCCCGGTATAAGTACAGAAGAAACTACTCTTGAAAAACTTACTAACATGCGCAACCAGTTGTTAGAAGTCCAAGACTTAGCAACTAGCATACTGGATACTCCTGAGAAATTTACTACGGCGCAGGTTACTACGGCACGACAAGACGTTCGACGCTTGGCCCCATTGATTGAAAATTACGACCGGGCCGTAATGAATTTTGAAACGTCCCTCAACCCAAATAAGCCTGACCCCGCAATGTTTGAAGGTCGTTAAACTGAACAAGGAGATATAACTCGTGGCAAACGGTTTCCCAGATAAAATTCAGTTTGACATAAAAAGCGCCACCGAAGCCGGTCTTAACGAAGAAGACATTGCTAGGCATGTATCCAGTCGTAGAAGTTACGACTACGACGGCGCACGTAAAGCCGGCCTTACCGATTCCGACATCATCTCCTACAACGTAGAAGGCGTAAGGGACATTGGTCGTTTGCGCGCGTTCGGTGAAGAAGCGGGCCTTACTGCGGTGACCACGGCCCCCGCGTCATTAATCGGATTAAAGCAAGGATTTAAAGCCGGTCTTCAACTTCCCGGAGGCCCTTGGCCAAAGTTGATTGGCGGATTAGGTGGCGCACTAATAGGCGGTGCCGCCGGTGCGATAGCCGGTGAGTTCGGAAAAGAAAAGATAAAAGAAGAGCTGGACATTGAAGGACAATTAACCCCATCTAGACGCCCTGCCCAAGTAGCCGGTGAAACGTTTGGTTTTATAGGCGGGGCAACCGCTCCTTTTGTGGCCAAAGGACTTGCTAGAAAAGTCGGTTCTTCTGCGTTGGAAAGAGTAGCTCCGGGAATAAGTTCTGTTGGTACGGTTTCAAAACCTAATTTTGGCGCAGGAGAGTTTCTTGCGGCAGCGGGAGATAACCCCGGAATGTCGGCGGCGGTAAACCGCGCCATGGGTAGTGGTTTGGGTAAAGCCGAAAGATTTTTCGGTAAAGCTGCCGAAGGTGCTATAAATCGTCCCCTTACTACTTTGGCAACGGAAACGGTTGCGGGAGTAGGCATATCCGCCGCAGGAGGTCTATCGGAAGCAGTTCTTCCCGGAGAATTGGGGGCAAGATTAACCGCGGAACTGGCTGCGGGCATTTTTAACCCCGTATCGATTATAGCCAACCGTGGCTCTCAATTGATAAAAAACGGCATTTCTTCTTTCAGAGGCGGTAATGAAGCTGAATTAAACCGCGTAGCTAGGTCTTTGAATAAAGTAATAGATGACGCTCCGGAAGACATGCGTCCCGATCTCCAAAAGCTGATAGACGACTTAGTTTCCGATTTGCCAGAAGAAGACCGAGTTATTTTTGGAAGGGCCAGAACTCAGGCTGCCGAAGGTGAGACTCAAGTTCCGTTGTATAACACTGCGGAAAAAACAGACAATGAGTTTTTGCGCGCTCTTCAAGAAGTTGTAATGCAGCGTGACCCAAAAGCCGCGGCTCTTATACTGAAACGTGCGCGAGAAGGTTCCGGCGCAATAAGCAAGATGATTGACGGATTAATGGATAGCATGGATCCTTCGGTCCTAGCCACTGCGTCTAAAATGCAAAACGATCAATTTACAAAGGCCCTAGAGGGTCTTCTAAATCAATACACCGTACGAGCCTTAGACCGCGCTTCACGGGTCGCGGCCACTACCGACGAAGAATACGCCGCGGCGGGTAACGCTATTTTTGACACGGTCAACACTGCCCTAACCAAAGCGCGTGAAATCGAAGGGCGTCTTTATGGGGAGGTAGACAAGACCCTAGAGTTGGACGCGGGTAATATCCTTAAAGCTTATTTAGATGAGCTAAACCCACGGACCGGGGGTCTTCCAGAAAAGGCTTTGACCTTTGATCCGGTTGTTAGGCAGTTTATTAAGCGCATTGCTCCTGAAGTAAATGATGCTCAGATAGATCAAATAGCTAAACTGCAAGCAGAGATTGCGGAGATTGAATCGTCTGCCTTACCTATCTTGTCTCAGGTCAATGAAACCGGCGATAGGTTGCAGTTGGCCATAGGTAAGGCGCTGGGTAATGACGGAGACACGGTAAAAACTCTAAGAAATATCCAGACTCAGGATGATTTGGTTAGATTAGAAGATGAACTTCGGGCGATGCAAGCGGAAGCCCGAGCGGATAGCGGTGAATTTCAAGGCTTAGCGCGAGAAAACCGTCCCGCATTGACCCGTCAGAAAAATGCGGCGTTAAAACTGGCTAAGAAAAGCTTGGCACTAAACACTACTCAAAAACGAATCATGGACGCGGCAGACCAAGTACCCGATGCGGTTAAGGTAACTTCCGGAGACTTGATCGGTTTCCGTTCGCATGTGCTTAAACTTGCTCGACAAAGTGCCGCCGATTCCAACAGAGCCTCGGATGCGGGATTCTATTCTAAACTAGCTAATGCGGCTGGCGAAGATCTTGGAACGCGCAGCTTGGGCCGTATGACCCCGGAAGAAATTGCGGCCATGAACCCGGCTCAGTTAGATGCAATAAAGAATTTAGACGCGGCATACTCTTTCTCCAAGTCTCTGAACGATGTATTTACCCGAGGATTCGGAGGAACGTTGTATGCCAAAAACACAAAAGGTGGCAATCGTTTAATACCTGAGTTGGCCGGGGATAAGCTTCGCGCTACAACGGGTCTTCCCACGTCCCTACGGATGAAAGAGCTTGATGACGCACTAGACTTTGTTATCCGAGAAGTACCGCAAGCCGAAAGAGCTGAATTAGAATCTTTAAAAGGAACTATGCGTGGCGCAGAAGAAGTAGTCCTGCGTCGCCTTGCTCGTGACCGCAACATTGTTAATGCGACTACCGGTGAAGTTAACGTTAACGCATTAAACACCTTTATGCGCAACCAAGGCGAGTTGCTTCAAACTCAATTTCCTAAGCTTTTTGAAGACCTTCAAGACGCGGCTAAAGCTCAAGTTATGCTCGCGGGTCTTAGAGAAAGACAAGCCGGAGCTAACACCAAGTTAGACGCCATTGGATCTTTTAAAACTTTCTTAGGTAAAGATGAGTCACCTTCTTTAGAAATAGATAGATTGCTTGGCGTTCCCGGTCAATCGCCTAAACCAAACGCAGTTAAAAACCTTGTAGGGATTATTAGGTTTGCTAACTCTGCCAAAAAACCCGAAGTGGTGGAAGGTCTTAAGCAGACCATTTATGACTCCGCGTGGCGTCACGCTGGAGGAAATACAGAAGCCGGTGTAGATTTCGTTAAGCTGCGTAACTATTTAATGGGGCCTGTCTCTCGCGGAAATCAATCGGTATTAAACGTTCTTGAGAGCCGTGGAGTGGTATCGGCCGACGAAGTTAAGAACTGGACTTCGTTCTTTAACTCGGCTGAACGTTTTCAAAAAACGTTAGATAGCGGAGACATCGCCGCAATAGACCGGGAAGTTGTAGGCAACCCCTCTATGCTTAGTAGCTTAGTAAGCCGAGTTATTGGTGCTAAGGGAACCTCGGCAATCACGAGAGCATTAGGAATGGTCGGAGGAGACATACAAACTCCTGCTGCGGGTGCGCGTTATTTTAATTCCCTAGTAAATAAATTACCGTATGGCCGTTCTTGGGACATCATAACTGAAGCTACCAAAGACCCTAAACAGATGGCGGATCTTCTTAGACGAACTAAGAATAAAAGAGAAGCTACGCAAGTATACGGTAGGTTAAAAAGTGTAATAAGGACCACGGGTGGTCGTGCGTTAACCGATTCTTTAGAGTTCTCTGATTACGAAGGAGAGCCTACCGCGCAGATGCAGCCAAGAGGAACTGACTTCGATCAGCCTATGCGGCGGCCGTTGGCTAGAGACCCGGTTACCCTTGAGCAGCGTCCTAGACCACAGCCCACGCCTCAAGCACAAGCTAGACCGCAACCTGCCCCACGGCCCGCGGCTCCCGCCCCACAGCCTGCTGCATCTTCAGCAGAAAGTAGGGCAAGATTTGCGCAGATGTATCCGTTTGATATAACTAGCGATGTAATCAGGAGTGGTGGTTAACGCAGCCAGTCACCGAAATCTTCATTGAGAACGGTGCTGGCTATGTTAATTTTTCTTCGAAGGGCGTCTAATATCATCTCGTCCGTCGTATCGGGTGTCACAAGATCAATGTACGTAACTGATTTTGTTTGCCCGATACGGTGCGCACGATCTTCTGACTGTAACCGGATTTCTAAATCGTAAGAATTAGAGTAGTAGACCATAGTGTCTGCGGCGGTCAGAGTAATACCGTACCCTCCCGTTCTAGGTTGTCCGACAAAAAAGCGCAACTCTGATTCCTCATCTTGAAACCGAGTAACAATCTCCTGCCGTTCTTCCTGCGGCGTTTCTCCGTAGTATGTTGCGACTGCTTCGTCTCCGTAACGGTCGCGCAGGGCCGGAGCTATCGCTTGGATATCGTGTGTCCACGTTGCCCAAATTATGGCCTTACCCTGTACTTCTTCGGCTATCTCCATCAAAGCAGAAAGCCTAGAATTCTTTAGTTCCTGTATCTCACCGTCATCTGTTCGAAGATGACCGCAAACTATTTGTTGCAAGCGCATTAGCTGAGTAAGGATGGACGCCGTTGTTGCAAGCTCTCCATTGGCTACTTGAGCTAACGCCAATTCTTTCATTTGGTTGTAGACAGAGACCTGCTCGTCTGACAATTCTACGACGCGAGACATGTAGATTTTGTCCGGAAGGTCCAGACAATCGCGCTTTAGTATGCGCGCACTAAAGGTCTCAAGCTTTTCACTAAGCTCGTCCAGACGCCTGTATCCGACAAGCTTTTGGAAGCTTCTGTGTCCCATGGTTCGCTTTTGCAATACCGCATAACGGCTCTGGAACGCGTAGAAGTTGCTGAACCCAAGTGCTTTGCTGCTTAAGAAAGCGCACTGACTGAACAAGTCCATGGGCGACTTGGTAATAGGGCTTCCTGTCAGAATACGCCTGTATTTAGCGGCTCTGCCAAGATCTATAACAGTCTTGGTACGTTTTGCTGCCCGGTTCTTTATCGTAGTGCTTTCGTCTACGATGACCATATTGTCCGGGTTAAGCTCCAGATAACGAAGCGCAGACGCCGCACCTTTCTTCGTGGACAACGCTTCAATGTTCATAACCAGAATGTGCAAGGAGTCGTCGTCTTCTTCCCTCAAAGCTAATTTAGTTATGTCTTCTGTAAACTTTTTAGTGAAGTTTGGCTGCCATCGAACCATTAGTGTTTTGATTCTTTCGGGCAAATGAACTGGGATTTCTTTCAAGAACCAGTTGTCATATACGCCTTTTGGCGCAATCACCAAAGCCGTGTTAATCTCTTTCTTCTCGAATAGATAGCCCATCGTGTCGATAGCTACTTTTGATTTGCCTGTACCCATTTCCATAAGCAAGGCGTAATACTTCTCTTCGCAAGATTTGTCATAGACTTCTTGCTGGTGTTGATAGGGCGTTGTTTTAAATGTATACATAGCGACCACAAAATTAGTTGACATGTGAGATTATATGCGAGAATATCTTACATCGCAAGGGCCTAAAAAGTCCTTTAACCACGAAAGGAGACTCATTATGAGTAATTTGTTCGATACCATGGAAGCCGATCAAGCCGCAGCTTCCTCTATGGAATCCCTCGATACCAGCGGCGTATCAACCATTGCAGAGCTTGCAAGAGCTGTTCGCAATAAGCAGGACGAAGTCTTAAAACTTGAGGACACCCTTAAGCAAACTAAGAAAGACCTGCTGAAACTTACCGATGAAGACCTTCCTGCATTACTGCACGAGATAGGCGTCTCTAAGATAGAACTAGATGATGGTTCCAAAGTAGAGCTTAAACCTACCTACGGTGCATATATCAAAGTAGATAACCGCGACAAAGCCTTTAGTTGGCTTAAGGAAAACGGCTATGACGACATTATCAAAAATGTTGTTACGTGTCAGTTTGGTCGTGGCGAAGAAAGTCTGGCAGAAAGTCTTGTCTCACTTACTACGGAAGCCGGGTTCTCCCCGGAGCAGAAAAGAGATATCCACCCACAAACTCTTAAAGCGTTTGTGAGGGATCAGGTTGAATCGGGTAACGAGTTCCCCATGGATATATTCGGGGCATATGTAGGTCAACGAGCTAATATTAAAAAGGGTTAATCATTATGACTAAAGCAGAAGCAGTAAAAGAAAACGCAGAAGTAACCGTAGCCGGAGCAAAAGCTGAAGTAACCGTAGCCGGAGCAAAAGCTGAAGCTACTACTCAACTAGCCGTCGTGGACATGAATATGTTCGAAGCAGACGCCGGTGTGGGCTTAGAAAACGTAGGACAAGACGATCTTGCCCTTCCGTTCCTTAAGGTTCTTAGCCGACAGGATCCTACTCTGGATGAGCTAGAAAATGCCAAAGCCGGTGATATATACAACACCGTTACTGGCGAAGTGTATAAAGGCAAGGATGGCGTAAACGTAATACCTTGCGCATATCAGCGCCGCTTCATAGAATGGATGCCCCGTGGCGCAGGTTCCGGCGCACCGGTTAACATCTATACCCCGGAAGACAAGCGTCCTCCGACAGAACGCAGTAAAGACGACAACCGGGAATACGTTACAGGCGGAGACGGAAGCTACTTAGAGGAAACTCATCAGCATTTCGTTATCATCCTGAACCCCGATGGCACTTCGCAGTTTGCCTTGGTTGCAATGAAGTCAACGCAGTTAAAGAAGTCGCGCAAGTGGAACTCTATGGTCCAAAGCAGAAATATGATTGGCAAGAACGGTCCGTTTACGCCACCGCGCTTTAGTCACGTCTATGCCCTCAAGACTACTTCGGAAGAAAATTCGAAGGGTTCTTGGCACGGTTGGGAAATCAGCTTAGACAAAGTTGTCTCTGACCCGACTCTTTACGTGCAAGCTAAAAAATTCGCCGAAAGCATTCTTAAAGGCGAGGTTAGCGTGAAGCATACAGACGAAGCCGCCGCAGAAAACCAAGATATTCCTTGGTAGACAATAAGGGGGCGTTCGCGCCCCTATTTTTCGGGTGAAATAATGTCAGATAACGCAAAGAAATTTGCGGGAATTTTCGACGGTCTACAACAGGCATACGGCACATATCGAATTGACCGCAAGGCACAGAACGGAAAGAACACCGGTAAAGCTACGGTACTAAAACAACCCAGAAACGACGCAACTTGGGAAGGACACCTCTCCGGTAAGGGTGATGCGATAGGCATCATACCTATAAACGAGGACAATAATTGTAAGTGGGGCTGCATCGACATAGATCAGTACCCTCTTGATCACCTAGAGTTAGTTGAGAAAATTAGACGCATGAAGATCCCGCTTGTTGTTTGCCGCAGCAAGTCAGGGGGTGCGCATTGTTTTCTGTTTACTACCGACTGGATTAGCGCTAAACAAATGCAAGATACCTTGCAGCACATTGCAGCCGAGATGGGCTACGGTGGTTGTGAGATATTTCCTAAGCAAATCAAGCTCTTCCTTGAACGTGGGGACGTGGGTAACTTTCTTAACCTTCCGTACTACGATGCAGAGGAGGGACTTCGTTACGTCATTAAAGATGATGGGCAGTCCGGTACGATCGAAGAATTCTTTGCGCTTCACGAAACATATGCGCAAGACCCGGATCAGATACAGTCACTGACCGTAGCTAAAGAAGAAACTAACATCATCGTAAAGGATGGACCGCCGTGTTTGCAGACTCTTTGCTCGCAGAAGATTAGCGAGGGCGGGCGTAACAATGGTTTGTTTAACGTAGGCGTTTACCTTCGTAAAGCGTTTCCAGACTCTTGGGAGTCAGAGATACTCGTGTATAACGCACGTTATTTTGATCCACCTCTTCCGTTGAACGAAGTGAACCTTGTAGCCAAGCAACTCGGCAAAAAAGATTACGCTTACAAATGTAAAGATGCACCCATCTGTGATTACTGCAATGCAGACTTATGCAAAACGCGTAAGTACGGTATTGAAGCTGCGGTATCCGGTGCGACTATCGCTAACCTGCGCAAGTACAACAGCACGCCTCCTGTCTGGTTCATGGACGTCAATGGGCAGCCGCTGGAAATGGATACAGAGGCTTTGATGAATCAAGCCGCGTTCCAGAGATCTTGCGTTGAGCAGCTAAACTTCATGCCGCGCAGTGTAAGTAAGCAGATGTGGGAAGGACGCATAAACCAGTTGTTGACCGAGATGTCTGAAACTGACGGCGCTATCGTTGAAGTGTCTCAAGACGCAAGCTTTGCAGGACAGTTCTATGACCATCTGGAAGAGTTTTGTACGGTAATGCAGCAAGCCGAGAATAAAGAAGAAATAATCTTGCGGCGTCCGTATACAGATGAAGATGAAGGGCGTACGTATTTCCGCCTGAAAGATTTCACGGCTTACTTGCACAAGAATCGTTTCTTTGAATACAAAGGCCATAAGATTGCACAGCGCCTGCGGGACATAAACGGTCAGTCTACGGTCATGAAGGTTGCAGGAAAGAGCGTCCGAGTCTGGGGAATCCCGGCGTATGACGTTAGTAGCATGTCCGTAAAGGCAAAAAACATCGGTAGCGATAAAGAGGCTCCTTTCTAATGTTTAGAATTTTTGGACCACCGGGCACAGGGAAAACAACTACGCTACTTAACTACGTAGACCAAGCTTTGGAAGGGGGCATGTCCCCTAGAGAAATTGGTTTCTTAGCTTTCACCCGAAAGGCCGCAAGCGGTGCGAAGGAACGCGCCGCTCGCCGTTTTAACTTGGATGAAAAAGAAGACTTGCCTTACTTTCGTACACTGCACAGTTTGTCATACCGGCTGCTTGGTATTCGAGACAAGGACTTGATGTCGAAGGAACATTTCGACGACCTGTCTAAAAAGATAAAAGTACAATTACATACTCGGCCACACTATGACTTTGGGGACACGTTGACCAAGGCAGCCGAGCATCCTGTATTGGGCGTTATCAATCTGGCACGTTTAAAAAAAACAGAACTACGCAGCGAATATAACCAGACTAATATCGAGGAGTCTTGGCCAGAAGTTGAATATATTGCTGAAGCGTACCGTTCATACAAGCAATTCCACGGGGTATTAGATTACACCGACATGTTAGAAATGTTTGCTCATGAAGCGCCTCGTATATGCCCCGAGTTTAAACTTTGTTTCTTAGACGAGGCTCAAGATCTTTCACCCCTACAATGGGATATAGCCCATGCCATCGATAAAAAATCACAACGAATGTATTGTGCTGGAGATGACGACCAAGCGATCTACCGGTGGGCAGGCGCAGACGTTGACCATTTCATCAACCTCCCCGGGGGTAGCGAAGTGCTTAGTCAATCCTACCGTATACCTCGGTCAGTACACCGGATTGCAGAAGGCATCGCCAAAAGAATCCACCGTCGTTTTCCTAAACAGTATAAACCGAAGGAAGAAGAAGGATCCGTAACGAGGATGTCGGACATAGCCGAACTGGATATGTCGGAGGGCACGTGGCTAATAATGGCTCAGGCTAACTACATGCTCTCCGACGTAGCGGCTCAGTTAAAGACTAATGGATACTTATTCGAACGCAACGGCTCACGGTCCATTTCAGAAAGACTTTCTATTGCGGTAAATGCATGGGAACAAATGCGGAAGGGACGCCCCATTACGCTTAAAGCCGCACAGGTTGTGTACAGCTTTATGTACGGTAACAACGTGCATATTGCGCGCGGCATGAAGAAAATAGACGCCCCCGAAGACCAGTTGTTTACCATTGATCTTTTACAAAAAAATTATGGGCTTCTCGTAGACGACAGCTTGATATGGCACGAAGCCATGGACAAGATTACCGGGAACGATCGTCTTTATATTACGGCTCTACTGCGCAAAGGAGAAAAGTTTAACGCCGTTCCCCGTATTAAACTGTCCACGATTCACGGCACAAAGGGCGGTGAAGCCGATAACGTTGTCTTGTTAACCGACCTTACTTATGCGGCGATTAGAAATTCTCAGATAGATGACCTTCACCGAGTTTTCTATGTGGGAGTTACCCGAACAAAAGAAAATCTATTTTTAATAGATCCCGATGATTTTTCAAGAGCCTATGACTTATGAAAAAAGAAGATTTTGATCCGATGTATTACAACACCTGCGAGAAATGCGGCGACAAGAAAGCTACTGCTGTAGTCAATACACAAATCAACGAGAGGCTTGGTTGGTACTGCGCCTTGTGCAAACATTTCTCCGAAGCGATTCTTCGAGAGAAAACTTGGAGAAGCGACCGTGGTTAATCGATTACAGGTGGCAATGTTCCCCCCAAAGTCTGACTGGCTTCCACCGGAGCATCCTTTTCCCGAAGGCATCCTTGATGCTAAAGAAATTGCAATTGACGTAGAAACACGCGACCCGGGCATAAAAACCATGGGGCCGGGTTGGGCTACCGGAAACGGTGAAGTCGTGGGTTACGCCATTGCTGTAGCGGGTTGGAAAGGTTACTTCCCCGTAGCGCATGCCGGCGGCGGCAACATGGACAAGCGCATCATCAACAAGTATCTGCAAAAGATCTTTGCTTCACCCGCAGACAAGATCATGCATAACGCTCAGTACGACCTTGGGTGGATACGGAGAATGGGGTTTACCGTAAACGGACGCATCATCGATACCATGATGACTGCGGCGTTGATTGACGAGAACCGTTTCTCTTATAGCTTGAACGCTTTGTGCTACGACTACCTTGGTAAAACTAAGTCCGAGAAGATGCTGACCGAGGCTGCTCGTGAGTTTGGCGTGGATCCGAAGGCTGAAATGTGGAAGTTGCCCGCTATGTATGTTGGCCCTTACGCGGAGGTCGATGCGGAGATTACCTTAGATTTGTGGGATCACTTCCGAAACATCCTTAACAAAGAAGACCTGTGGGCGATCTGGACGGTAGAGACCGACCTGCTTCCCTGTCTGGTTGAGATGACTGAGCGCGGAATACGCGTGGACGTGGATCAGGCGGAGCGTACAAAGCAGGAACTGATGCGGCGCGAGAAGCTTGTGCGCAAGCGCATAAAAGAAATAGCCGGCAAAGAGGTAGAGATCTGGGCAGGCGCTTCAATAGCCAAGGCTTTTGATGCCGCAAGCATCCCCTATCCCAAAACCGAGAAAGGGTCTCCAAGCTTCACTAAGAAGTTTCTAGAAGATCACCCCGCGGAACTCGCGCAACGGATCGTTGAGGCCCGCAACCTGAACAAGATACAAGGCACGTTTATCGACTCCATCCTGCGCTTTGTGGCAACAGATGGCCGAGTGCATGGGCACATCAATCAGCTACGCTCAGAGGGCGGAGGTGCCGTCTCAGGCCGCCTTTCAATGAACAACCCTAACCTACAACAGATCCCGGCCCGCGACCCGGAGCTTGGCCCTATGATCCGCAGGCTATTCCTACCAGAAGAGGGGGAGCAGTGGGCGGCCGTAGACTTCTCGCAGCAGGAACCACGGATCTTGGTTCATTACGCGCATGCGTTTGCCGAGTATAAGAACATGGATATGCCCGGAGTAGCTGAGTTTGTAGAAGCCTATAACGAAAACCCCGACATGGACTTCCATACGATGGTAGCGGAGATGGCGGACATCCCACGTAAACAGGCCAAGGTGATAAACCTTGCGATGATGTACGGAATGGGGGTGACTAACCTGTCGGAGCAGCTAGATATAACGCTGCCCGAGGCCAAAGAACTGACTAAGCAGTACCACGCCCGGGTGCCTTTTGTTAAAGGACTGATGCAAGGCGTACAAAGATCGTTAGAAGACAAGAGATCTAGTGGCTCTCTGCGCTCTCTGGGAGGCCGTAAGGCACGCTTTCATATGTGGGAACCCGATGAGTTCGCTATGAACAAAGCAATGTCGTATCAGGACGCTGTGAACGCCTACGGGCCTACCACAAGACTCAAGCGCGCCTACACCTATAAAGCGCTCAACCGGCTAATCCAGTCGAGTGCTGCGGACATGACAAAGCAGGCCATGGTTGACGTTTACAAGAGCGGAACGGTGCCTTTGCTGCAAGTCCATGACGAACTGGCGTTTAGCGTGAAGTCGGTGGAACAGGCCAAGGAACTTGCGGTCATGATGCAGAACGCCATCAAGATATCGGTGCCTAACAAGTGCGATATTGAGATAGGCCCTAGCTGGGGAGATTTTGACATTGTCGAATAAAGTCTTATATAATCGCACACAGAGGTGCGTGTAATATGGATACATCAAAGTGGAAAAGCGTCCTGCTTCCCAAGGACGTTTATCAAGAAATTGTGGTAATTAGCCACGTAGAAGGGCGCACTATTAGCGGCCAGCTACGTATTGTTTACGAGGCGTGGAAGAACGCCAACTTGTCCGACAAAGACAAGCGCTACATCGCAGACGAGGTTAAAGATTTTAAAAGCCGTACAGAGTTGCCCAAGAAAGACGAAAGAGATGCGGTGTTTTCTTTAAAGAAAGGAGCAGAAGGTGTCTAAGTCCATAGAAGAAAGTTTCCGGGTTGCATTAGAGACTGTGGAAAAGCAAATAGAAACCAAGGGTGCCGCAAACAGCGAAGACGTTGAAAAGCTGCAAATGTGGCGGGCCCTCTTGGGCGTTAAACACGAAGCCGAAAAACAAACGAGCGCAAAAAAAGTTGGGTAAACGGATAATAATAGAGTTGGACGAGGATGACGCAGAAGAGGTCATCTTCCAGATACAAAGACTCTCGGAGCTATTGGAAGCTTTGGATTTCGATAGAATACATGATCTTCTATCGAGGCTGTCAGCTCCAGATGAGGTGCCCAAAAAGG